GTAACCTTTACCAGATTCCTTATAAGAATATGGTGAAGTATATGTTTGAGATGCCAGACGATGCTGCTTTCGAGAGTCTCTATGACAATCTGAGAGCACAGGAAACTATCTCCTTCTGGTCTACATCATTCATCCGTGGTGTCACCATGGATAAGTGCATCATTATTGTTGATGAATTCTCTAACCTCAACTTCCACGAGTTGGATTCTATTATCACTCGTGTTGGTGAGGATTGTAAGATCATTTTCTCTGGTGATTACACACAGTCTGACCTGATTAAGAGCAATGAGAGGACAGGTGTGCTAGACTTCATGAAGATTCTTCAGTCTATGCCCTCCTTTGATTGCGTTGAGTTTGGTATTGAAGACATCGTTAGATCTGGTCTCTGTCGAGAGTATCTGATCAGTAAAATCAATCTCGGATTTGGATGATGCCTTTTAACATTGTGGGTCCTGCTGCTGATCTCGTTGAGTATGAGAGCAGGACGTTAGATCATGGACGCTTTTATAAGATCGATGATGTGTGGATGCCTAGTGTCACCACTGTCGTCGGTCATCAATCCAAGCAGGGCATCCTTGCATGGGAAAAGAAAGTTGGTTACACTGAGGCGGAAAAGATTCGTCGTGCTGCATCATGGCGTGGCACAAAGTATCACACTATCGTGGAGCACTATCTAAAAAATGAATTGGAAAAAGTTGAAGCGAGCGAGGGTCTTCCCAAGTACCTCTTTGGGTTTGCTCGTAAGGATCTTGATCTTATTTCTGATATTCACGTTCTTGAAGCCCCTCTTTACTCTCGTCGCCTTGGCATTGCTGGGCGCGTTGATTGTATTGCTAAGTATGATGGCGAGCTTGCTATAATCGACTTCAAGACCACAACAAGACTCAAGAAAGAGGAGCATCTAGAGAAATTCTTTGTGCAGGAAGCAGCATATGCTTACATGTATTATGAATTGACTGGTGTTGAGGTAACTAAACTTGTGACTATCTCTGTTGCTGAGAATGGAGAGACTCAAGTTGTCCAAAAGTATGATAAGATACCTTACATCGATACACTCTGTGAGTGGATCGAAGACTATCACTATTATGTCGGAGGCATTAAGTGAAAGATACCTTCTTAGGAATCCCCATCTACAGATTCTATTACCCAGGTGATAGACAAGCAGTCCACGAGGCATGTAAGAGATTGTCTTACAGTCATAACAAGTGCAACTGGATCTGGGATGGTGTAAACTCTGATGGTATTGGTGGCAGTGATCTGCATACTCTCCCTGAGTTTGTTGATCTTTTTTCCTGGATACAAGAGTGCTTGAATGAAGTTGCCCGTGACATTGGAATGGACAATGATCTAAAGATCTGCTCCTCCTGGTCCAATCTAAATAAGACAGGTGATTTCTTTTTCAACCATACACACGCTAACTGTTTTGCAAGTAGCAATTACTATGTGAATGGTGACTCACGCACACATACAATCTGGCAACTCCCCAACCCATGGTTTAATGAGACAAACATTTGGCCATGGGGTGAGTTTTCAGAAGAGAAATTCTTCATCACACATCACGAGCCCACAGAAGAGGGCAAGTATATTGTGTTTCCTCCTATGCTCAGGCATAGAGCAGAGCCTAATCTTTCAGAAGAAGATCGTATCACTATCGCTGCTAATGCTTTCCCAGATGGGCTAACAAATGCATCTGGTGTATCCCATCTGAATGTGAAGGTATTGTAAAATGAAAGAGATTGAAGAAAAGTTTATGACACAAGGAAAGTTTACGTCTTTGGTTGAGCACAGAGTCAAAGAAAGCAAGGGTCTCATCAACTACATAGAGGCAGTAACTTCCATCTGTGAAGAGTTTGAGATCGAAGTTGAAACAGTGGGCAAACTCATCTCGAAACCACTGAAAGATAAAATCAAATGGGATGCACAACAATTGAATTACATGAAACGAACAAGTAGAGGAGTCCTACCGCTATGAGTGACCGACCAGTAGACGATGAATTCTTCAAGTCAGAAGCAGTGCAAACTGAGTTAGAAGACATCCAACAAACATACACAGACCTGCTGAAGATGTCGGCGGGTCTTTCTGATTTCACACCTGAAGAGAGACTCGATCACATCGAGAAAACTCTTGAGTTGATTGCGAAGCAGAAGGTATTCTATGCACGTCTTGCTCTCGCCTCTCACGGACTAGATCCTGAGGATGGAAACGAGGAAGCGTCCTTTGTTAAGGAACGTATAGATACTATGTCCAAGCAATACTCTGGTGGTATGGATCTCATGATGATCCTTCAGACTATGGAAGACAAACTACAGTCGTGGAGAAAGGAGATCAAAAATGCCCAATCCTAATGCACTATACGAAGACATGCAGAAACTCGATGACTTATACGAGGAGCTGCTCTGGGACCCTGACGATGAGTTGCAATTCACTCACGATGGAGAGAGGGTCCTGATCATAAACCGCACACAGCAGCTTGCCAAAGGCGCTGAGTGATGCCATAATACTTTTGTTGGGCAGATGGGAGTGGGAGACTGCTTCGGACGTAAGACCCAACGCTTAAACAAAACACAACGGAGAAACACAAATGTCATTTGCAAGTATGAAGTCCAAGTCTGGACAGTTTGCTAAACTGACTCAACAGATTGAGAAGATGTCCAAGCCTCAGGGTGCAGGTCCTGATGAGCGTCTCTGGAAACCTGGAGTGGACAAGAGCGGCAACGGTTATGCCGTCATTCGTTTCCTGCCCGAGCCTGACGGGGAAGATCTGCCCTGGGCACAGGTTTGGTCCCACGCTTTCCAAGGTCCTGGTGGCTGGTATATTGAAAACTCCCTGACGACTCTGGGTCAGAAGGATCCTGTCGGTGAGTTGAATCGGACTCTCTGGAATAGTGGTATTGATTCTGACAAAGAGATCGCTCGTAAGCAGAAGCGTAAACTGTCTTACTACAGCAATGTCTATGTCGTGAAGGATCAACTCAACCCTGAGAATGAGGGTAAAGTTTTCCTCTACAAGTATGGCAAGAAGATCCACGATAAGATCGTGTCTTCCATGCAACCTCAGTTTGAGGATGAAGAGCCTATCAATCCTTTCGATCTCTGGAAGGGTGCTGACTTCCGTATCAAGATCCAGACCATTGGTGGTTACTGGAATTATGATAAGTCTGACTTCGCTGCACCTTCTACGCTCGGTAACTTCAGTGACGAGCGACTGGAAGAGATCTGGAAGTCCCAGTATTCTCTCAAGGAATTCACTGACCCCAGTGCATTCAAGTCCTTTGAGAAACTGGAAGAGCGTCTGAATCTGGTCCTCGGTAAGACCTCACGCCCCACTCAGGGTCGTCGGATCGAAGCAGAGGATGAGGGTATGGACTTCAACGGGTCCGACATTGTGGCACCTGATCCAGTGGTCCAAGCAGACCCCACTCCGAGTGGTTTCGGCAGTAAGATTGAGGAGTCAGACGAGCCCGACCTGTCCTACTTCGCTTCTCTCGCCGCAGAGGATTGAGATGGACATATGAGAGGGTCTGTCTCACCCTCTTAGTCATCGCTACCTACTACGCACTGATCTTCAAATGAAACTCCTTGCTCTCCCCCTGTTACTTCTGACTGCTGCCCCAGCAAATGCTCTGACATGGGGAGAGTTTTGGGAGCCATTCACACATGATCATCATCACCACTATCACGGACATGTGCATAGGGATTACTATCGACGACCTCGTAGGAGGATGTGTGAGTATGTGGTGACCCGTAGACACTGGGTAGATGGTTACTGGTTAGGTCCTTACAACTATGTTGAAGGACACTACGAGACACGCGACCACATCCGCAGGAGACCCTGCTGACCTCATATATTATTTGACTTTCAGTTCACAGAGACCCCGAAAAAAAATTCGGGGTATTTTTTTGTCCCCAGGGTTTTTCATAAATAATTGACAGATCCCTGGATCGCGTGTATGATAGTTTTGTCAACATTCCCCTAATCATGTATAAACCGTATTCTCCCGAATGGCACAGATATCGTTATCTCAAGGAAGCCATCGATACCTACCTTGACGACTATGTTGACAATGATATCATTATGAAGGATATTCTCAGTATCGTCTGTGACCGCCAAGAGCGAGCACATGCTGAATATCACAAACTTGAAGATCTAGAGTTAAAACTGCGAGACTAACATGCTTTCTACTGCCTACCGACTCAGATTAGAGTCGATCTGTCGCTGCATAGCAAATAAAGAGCAAGTGCCCTTGGAAGATATGATTTGGGCGGAGAAATTAGCAAAAAGGCATACAACTGCCAGAGATTGGTTAAATAAGGCACGTCGCCAGGCTGCTCAAGACATTGAGGAGGGTAGTATGGATGATTTTATGAATAAAATGGGATTAGGGGATCCTGACCCATCCAACTACAAGACTGGATTTGATGGTGCCGACGATATTAACGAATGGTTTGGTAGAGACAAACCTGATGATTGGAGACAACGTGACTGAGTTTGAAAAGATTACGCCA